TCCTATTCTTGAATGACTAACTTTTTGAGCTATTTTCTTATTTTTCATAGGATTATTTTTTTTCATTCTTTTACTTGTTTCAGGACATTTTTTCCCTTTATTCAAAGATATACCCCCTTTTTGAAATTCTGTTTTAGGAGATAAATGTTCTCCCTTTTTTATTCTTTTACCTAATAAATGTCCTTTTTGAAATACCATCATTCCTCCATCATTATTTTCTCTCTCATTTCCTTTAATTTATTTAAATATTTTGTTAGACACTCTCCACAATACCAACTTCCATTCAACAAAGTCAATCCATAATTCCCACATCTCTCAAAGTTCTTACATCTTGGTCTATTTTCTTCTGTGATTATCATATTACTGGTGTCAGCGCACATCTGCACGAAGTGTGCGCGGGAGGAACCATTTCGCCGAGATTAAACACTTGCCCATTTAAATCCTCACAAATTGGGCAGGTTCTTTCAGACAAAGCAGCGAGCCACCTTACTTTTTTTATGTTATGTGACTTATACTCTTCTACTAACCCCCTATTGGCTAAACGAACTGTCTCAGTTCTCGCTATCATGTTTGGTCTATTCTCTGCTTTGGCTGTTACTTTTCCGTCCTTTATTCTATCTTTTAGTTTAATATTGTCTCTTATTTCGTTCTCTATTTGTCTGATTGTTTTGTTCTTCCTGAATCCGTCACGCAATATAATTCTAAGTTTCTCTATGTCTGTTGGAGGAAGTAATCCAACCAACACATCATCACGACTCATAGCAGCCAATTGTTCAAATTTATCTATTTGCAATTCTTGAAGTATTTTGACTATATAATCTGTGTAATTAAATCCTGCTATTTCCTGTAGATTTGTCCATTCCTTTAGGTTCATGTTGGCTGTCTCTGCTTCAGTCAATTGCTGTCCGCAACCTTCACCCCTCATTCTTTCTTGTATTTTTACTTTCCCCTTTAGTTTAGCTTTTGGTTTGGCGCCTGGCACTTCTGGTTGTTTAATGTTTTCCTCTTTCTCTCTCTCTGGACTTTTCTTTAAGGCGCCTAGCTCTTCTTTCTCTGCTTTTTTCTCTGCCTCTTTTTTGTCGTCCAATCCTGGTTCTGGTTTTCTTAACAAATCTATCAAATCATCAAAATTAAGCAATCTTGCCAATTCTAACTCTAATTGTCTTCTCATATTCTCTGAAATAGTAAAACTCTCCAATAGTTTAGTCACTTTCTCTATTCTTTGGTTTATTTCCTCTTCTCCAGGCAAATTCCATGTGAAATCTACTGAACCATCAAGTCCGTTCGCATTCAATAATTGTTTGAATATCTTCTCCTCGATTATGCTCTCTATCTGCTCCTGAATACTTCTCACTTTCCTTTGGAATGCCTCAAGTTGAACCTTTGCTAAACCTTCTGGGATATTTCCTGTACCCATCAATACACTAGGTATCTGTATTCCATAAAGTAGCATTTGAACATCATGTTCGAGTGTGTCTGTTAAGTTTTTCCCAACATCCCCGAAATCAATTACTTTCATATCCACACTTCCATCAGTAGGCCATTCGGTTCGATTATTCATAAATTTTAGTTTGTCGGCCATTGCGTCTATATCCTCTTTTTGGACTGCTTCTCCTGGTTGACCTATTTTCACATGGATTGGTGCTCCTGCCTTTCTGTTAATTAGTTTATGCAAATCAGTCTCATTACCCATTAAAAAGTCAATCTGCTTCATGTTTGGATAAATGTAGCCTAATCCATATGGTTGCCCTGAAATGTGGTTTATCATTAAGTGTACTATTTTGTTTGGTTTAAAATTGATTAATTTTCTGCTATTTATACTGAATCTCTTTTCTCCCAGCCATTGGTTGTATTCAAGCACTTTGCCTTTCTTGTTTCTTCTAACATACATATCGTTTGCGTTTAAAACTCTAATCTTGTTGTTGTCCAAGTCCAATTCCATAAATCCATTGCCTTTCATTAGGCCCTCACGAATCCATGCCCTTATTTCTATCGCGAAATTAGTGTCCTTTATGAATCCATCAATTAATGCCTTAATGTTTTTATCCTCTGAATCCACTGCAAAGTCTCCCACAATCGCATCCACATATTTGTCTATTGCCCCGTTAATAAACCCAAACTTTCCATATACTTCCTCCACTTCCTTAAAGTCAAATGGATGCTCTGCACCTAATTCTTTTGGGAACTTGATTTCCTTGTCTATTACTTCCCCAGAAAACTCTTTGATTATTATTGGATTATCTTTATAGAATTGGCTCTTTGCGTCATCTGATACAGAAATATATCCCTTTACTTTCTTTTTCTCTTTGTCCATTAAGAAAAGTGTTTAAAAGTGTTTAAATAAGTTGAGAAATGTACTATATATACTTATTTGGTGCTTATATATGGTCTGTATCTTGGCTTTATGAAGGCTGCAACTGCCAAAGCCAACGCATCTGGGAAATCATCGTGTGCTCTTGGGTCGTCTGGGTGGTGCAGTTTCAAATGCCCTGCTTCGGTGTATTCATATTGCAAATCACACAATTGATTTATTAATTTATCGTGTTTTGGGATGTGGATTCTCTTCTGTTCCATTAGCAATTTTAAGTTTTTGTATATTTCCTCTTTATTTAAAAGAGTAAACTGCACTGAATCTGAATATTTTGGTGTTGGGTCTCTTCCTACCTTTATGTTCTTAATTGGAAGATTAGAAGCGATTAAACTGTCAACTGCACCAGAACCAAGCCCGCTTGAATCTATGTAGATTCCAGTAAATCCATATGTCTTGTGCAAGTCTTTGACTCTGCCAATTATATCTGTTAGTGGCTTTTTAGATGTGGAAATAATGTTGATTGCCCATAATTGGTCTTGGTTATCCTGCTTGATTACAATATAAACTGTTTCATCTAGCCCATATCTCGCACAATCTACCCCAAGATAATAATTTGTGTGTGACTTCTTGTCTGTCTCAAATGAAAAGTCGTCTATTACACTCATAACCAATGTTCTTGGGAAGTATGTATCCATTTCTTCCATAAATTCTCCACCATACTCCTGTTCAAATTCCAACTCTGTTTTGACCGCCTTTTCACTATTTAAGAATTCTTCAGTAATTAAAGGGCACCTTTTGCTTGGAATATGATATTTTTCATATAATGAATTTGGATTAAATGCATTGTAAAATCTACCCCTCTTTCCGAAAGGGGTGCTAGTCAGAATCATTGAACCGCCTGTTGCAGCCAAACTAGGTTCTGCCGCCACAAACACTTCATCCTTCACAAATGCTGCTTCGTCTATTATCAAGAGTGTTGGACTAAATCCACGAATTGTGTCTGGATTATTTCCTGGAAGGGAATGTATCTCACTTCCATTGTTGAACATTATCATTGTCTGGGATTCCTGGACAATTAGTGGTTTCAAAATATTGTGCTGACAGTAAGCCCTAACTTTCCTAAACATCAGACTACTTTGTCTTTGTGTTGGAGAAAGAATTACAACCACTCTCTTTTCTTTAGTAACTGCGTGATGAATTGCTTTGACTGCGCATATTGTTGTTTTGCCTACTTGTCTGCCGGACCTGAACGCTATCCTCTTGCTTTGACTCATCAAGAAGTCTGCTTGATAAGGAAATGGCTTATCAAAAATAATACTACACAAACTAATTGGACTTAATTCGATGCTCATATTCCTTGAGAGCCTCGATAGCCCTTTGTGCTTCTTTTTGGTTTATTTGTACATTTAATTGTTTGTCAATCATTATCTCTGGTTTTTCTATGTATCCCCTCTTTTTGCCTTTACATTTAAGAAAAAAGATAATCGCTGCAGTGTTTTTGTCCTGCATTAACTTAAATAAGGCGTTTTCAGCGAAATCCAACACCAAATCATCTATTTTATTCACTTCTTCTGCATATTCTGGGTCTTTCATCCATTTATAATGTGCCATTCGGCTAATTCCTGTCTGCTTGGCTGCAGATGTCACTACTCCTAATTGTTCTTTTAGTGCCTCTAAAAATATCTTTTTTTTGCCTCTCATTTGTCAACTATTGTTATCCCTCTTTGATTATTAATTCATCTATTTCTTTAAACCATTCATCTATGCTATTTGTTATGATTTTTTCTGTATCCTTAGCTGCTAAAAATCCATAAATCATCCATAGATTTCTTCTTCTATCATCCTGTTCCATTTTGCACCTCCTTTATAGCTTTTTTACCTGTGAATTTCTCCCATCTTTTGATAATTACTTGAGCGTATAATGGCTCAATTTCTATTACTCTGCATTTTCTACCCATTATCTCTGAAGCAATGAGAGTGCTTCCAGAGCCCCCAAAGGGCTCCATTATAAGCTCCTGGGGGTTAGATAAGACCTTCAAATAAGGTATTAGTATCTGTAATGGTTTTGTCCCAAAAACTAAGCTTTGACCACTTTGGCTTGCGTTATCTGGTGCTGATGTAATATGGTCTGTCACTTTGGCTGTTGCTTTTCTCTTTTTTCTATTAAATGTGGCATCTCCTTGATAACTATAAAGGGCTATTTCATAGTTATTTACCAATTTTTCACCTTTTTCTACTAAAAATTTATTGTATTCTTCCTCATCAATATCATTTACTTCTTTATTCTTGTAATCTGCTAAAATAGCAATATCATATTTATTAAATAAAAATCCTTTTCGACTAAATCCTTGACATCTGCTTGGTAGATGCCATATAATCATGTTCTTGATTTTCCAGTATTTTTCTACTGCCCCCCATAGTTCAGGAGTATTTTTCCAATTCTCAAATATCATTATGTTTGAACCTTTAGAATTTTGGTATTGTTTGGCTATTTTTAGCCATTCATCAAATTCTGGGACTCCTCCAGCTCTCTCTACTCCTAAATATCTTCTCTGTGCTTTATATCCAAATCCTCCCTTTGTTTTAACTTTGCCTTTAAATCTTCCTTTAGAAATTATTGGTTTTCCATTTTTATCTGTTTGTCCTACACTTAAATAATTTTTATCTTTGAATTTTTTTCCTCCACCTAAACTTCTAACTCTTTGTGTGTAGGCTAATTTATAGGGTGGATCTGTAAACATAAAATCAAATCTCTCTTCTCCTAATAATTTTTCCCATGCTTGTTTGTCTGTTGCACTCCCTACAATTAGTTTATGTTCTCCTAATTGCCATAAATCTCCTGTTTTAGGAATTATTTCTCCTTGTTTTGCCTTTTCTACTTCATCATCAATATCAAATTCTTCATCTTTATTTATATGGATTAATTCATTTAATTCTCTGTCTTCAAATCCAGTCAAATCCATATCAAATCCTTGTAGATTAAGATTTTCTAATTCTTGTTTTAAGAGGTCTCTGTCCCATTCTGCATATTCTATTGATTTATTATCCATTATTCTAAATGCCTTAATTTGTTGCTCATTCAAATCACTGGCATAAATTGCTGGGACACTTGTCATTCCTAACTTTATTGCTGCTTTTACTCTTGTATGGCCAGCCACTATTACATTTTTATCATCCAGAATTATCGGCACTTTGAATCCAAAATTTTTTATACTTTTGGCTACTATGTCCACTGCCTTGTCATTCTTTCTTGGATTATTCTCGTATGGAACTATGTCCACTATATTTACTTGTTCTATTTCCATCTTGTGACATGGGGGCGGAGAGAATCGCGAGCAACTCCGCAGGTGTAATGAGGGAAAAACATGGAAACCATGAAAAACCCTTTGCGAACCCTTTCCCCATGATTATTTAGTTGAGTCAGCTTTCAGTTTTGCTGCCCGTTTGATTGAAGAGGGTCCATCTTCCATTATTGTAATCGGATATTTTTCATAGCCCTTAAACACATAGGTAGTTTTCTTTGCGTAGACAGTCAAATTATGTCTTTTGCTTAGTTCATCGTCATATGTTTCTCCTTCCTCTATTACCTTAAAATTCTTTAGGTCACTATACTTTGCCCAGTCAATGTTTGGGTCAGAATCTCCTTTATCCAAATAACCCTGTCTTTTAAGTTTCTGTTTTTTGTCTGCATAAAAGTTTTTCCAATCGTCTCTTGCAGCCTTGTCACAAAATGGTAGCCCTTTTTTTTGAGCTTCTAATTGTTTCTTTGCTACCAAGTCATTGAATTTTTGTTCAGGGGTTGGGTGTTTTCGACTAATATCCTTAAAGTCTGCCTTTTCTTCTGGTGTTTGAATTCTTATTATATTTGCCATATTTCCTCCTTTAAAATTATACTCCTGCGGGTTTTTTTACTTCTACTCCCTCTTTTAATTGCTTTTTCAATTCCTTTAAGTTTATTTCTGATGATTTAATTATTGAATTGCATTCTTTTATTTTATTGTTATTTATTTCAATAGTATTCTTTCTATAAATTGGTCTTTCATAGTCTTCGAATTCCCATGTTTTCTTTAAAAATTCCATCTTTTTTTCAGCATACTCTTTTGCTTCAGTGGTTTCATTGATTGTTTTTTGCAATCTTTCTATACCTTTCTTTGTGGCTTCAATCTCTTCTTTGTTCAATTTCCTCTTCATTTTCCTCGTTTAAAAATGATTCATCTATGATTTTTATCTGCTCGTCTATTGCCTTTCTGCAGAATATGTCTGGTTTGAAGTCTGGATATTTATTAAAAAACTCAAACTGTCTAAAATGAAACCCAATACTTCTTTGCATTATCCTCTCTTTTGGTTTAACTGGTTTTCCGATTTTCTATTACCTCTAAATTTAATAAACCATGTAAATACAAATGATATTCAGCACAATAAGTTATTCCATTATTTATATTAAACATCAATTCAGGATATTTAGATTTTGGTTTTATATGATGTGGATGTAACAACACCCCAATCTTATTATTACAGAATTTACAACCAGAATTCTGACAAGTGAAGTTATCTCTTAAAAAAACAGATTCTCTCCAGATTTTCCATTTAGAACTTCTTTTTAATCTTTCTACTAAAGGATTTTTAAATCCTTGCCAGTCTTCTAAAGGAATCTTTTGTTTCAAAGCACTAAATTTTATTCTTTCTTCATCTGTCCAGATATGAGTATTTCTTCCTTTAAGTTTTTCTCTCCGTTTAATATTACTTTCTTCTGTTTGTTTCCTTCCAGTAAGTGCTTTACTTACATTTTTATTTCTTTCATTACAATCATGATTTTCTCCAATAAAAGAACCACAATTTTTACATCTCTTTTTGTTTCCCATTCATTATTTTATCCACTCGTAAGGAATCCATCCTGTTTGGGTGATATGTTCTCCCTCCAATATTCTGATTTTTCTTGCTGTGAATGTATTCTCCAAAATTAGGGCTTTTGTATACTTCGGCACTTGAAATGCCCTGCCAGTTAAATATATCTGTGCATAACCAATTGAGTCCTTTGCAATTGCGGCCTTGCTTAAATCATCAAGTGCTTGCTTGGTAGTTGCTACTCCTACGACATCTAATCCCTCAACATATAATCTTCCTGTGTCTCCGACATTCAAATAACTTTTTGTATTGTCTTCAATTTGAGAATTGTCTCCAAAAATAGCGAATATAAAAGTCATTAATACAAATCCTATCAATAGTCCTATAATTACCCATATCCATCTCATAATTAATTAATAGTTTAACTACTTTATAAATGTTTCTATATTAAAGAACATATCTTTTTTGCGCCGTTTTCCCAAGAATATTGTTTTGCTGTCTTAATTGCTTTGATTCTTTTTTGTTTGACTAATTCTGGCTTTGAATAAGCTTCTCTCATGGCTTTTCTTAGTTCGTTTAGGTCAGGAGTAAGCCATTTAATTTCCTCATACATCATTTCCCATGTAACTTTTGTTAGTTTCCCACTAATTATCCATGAATTCTCCTTATTGCAATAATCTGTCTGTCCTCCAAAATTAGTGGTTATTACTGGCAGACCGCAAGCCATTGCCTCGATACATGGAATATTAAATGCCTCTGCCCTTGTAGGTGATACAAACACATTGCCCATTTGATATATTTCTACCATTTTGTTGTATGGGACATTGTCTGTTATGAATCTTATTTTAGGTGAATCTTGTTTTGCACCCATTTGTTTGATTATTTGGTTTAAGTCTGGCACCCCATAAGCTGGGTTAATTTTCAAAAGTAATTCTACATTATCTTTGTTTGTAAATTCTTCTAAATAGGCCTGTATCAAATATTGCGCTCCTCCACGGTCTTCCATATTGCGAAAACCCTTATTAAATAGAAATGTGGTGGTAGTCTTTAAATTATTTTTAGTGCCTACCACTGGATAAAACAATTTAGGGTTCACTCCATGAGGAATTATTTTAATTTTATTCCAAATAGCATTTCTACCTAAATCCCTAAAATGTCCTGAATATTGAAATAATGTCTTATGAATTGCTTGTTTTGTATGCTCGCTTGCTACCAGAATATACTCTATGTCTGGATTAAGGAATTCTTTTATCCAAGAAGTAGGAACTTTATCTCCCTCAAAAATACAATATGCCCAATTCCTTTGGTTTGTTGTATAAAGTTTCCAGGTGTGTGGTGTAGTAATTATCAAACTTATTTCGTCGTCTTTTGGCTGTCTTTTAATCATTTTTAGTTCATCATCATTTACTAATTCTGGCCAATTTTGTGGTAATTGAATACTCAATCTTACTTCTGTTAGTTTGTTTAAAGCACTTGCTAATTGTCTTGTGTGAACAGAATATCCGTCGGTGCCAAAAAAATTTCCTATAATGTTTATCATTTAAATTTCTCCTTGTATTTAGTTATAAAATCGCCATGCTGTTTGAATAATTTTTTAGTGAATTCATTGAGTAATTGGTGGTTGTTTTGTAGATTATTCACAAATTCGGGAGTTCTCTCGCCTCCTGAAGGTGTTTGAATGTGATAAGCTATTGCTTTTGTATCTACTCCAATTTTAAATCCTTGAATGATTGCTCTGAAACTAAAAAACTCTTCTTCTCTGAAACTACAAAATCCAAGATTACTTTCATACTTCACTTTCTCCATCACTTCCCTTTTCATTAGTGCCATGCTACGAAAGTGTGGGCTCGGTATTATTTCGTCTTCTATATATTCTATTCCGCAATCATCTCCAAAATATTCAATTCCTCCTTCTTTGTCCAATTTTATATCTGCTATAAATGGTTTAACAAATTTTGTGTGTCTCTTAATAAATGGCATCCCACAATTTGGAACCAGCCCGCTTGCTATGTCATATCCTTTATTTAACACATTGACCAGCCGTTCGATATAGTCGGGATTAAGCAAATTATCGTCATCTAGGCGTAATATTGCATCATTTTTGGATATTTTTAGTATCTTTTCTACCATTATTCGCCTTAATTTGGTCACTCCTTGCCTTATCTCGTTTCTCCACATAATTATATGGTGGTTTTCCAGTTTCATCCTGTTAACTATGCTCATCAAGAAATGGTGGTTTGTAATGGGCGTTCCTGACCTGTCGTCCATTATATAAACATCGAAGTCCTGGAATGTCTGGGTCCTAAGACTTTGCAGTAAGAGTGCCACCTCTGTTGGTCTGTCGTTTGTGCATAACATTATGTCAATTCGCATTCTATTTCCTCCCTTAATTTAATAAAATCTTCTGAATTTAATTTGTCTGTTCTGGTATAACACTGATAAGTTCCAGGAGTTCCTTTATGGAATAGGGTATCTTTTGAATAATCTGGCTTTTTAAAGTATAATCCTTTCCATTCAAATGGGAATCCTTTGTATTTTGTTGATGGAACCGCTTCGTCATACATAATCGAACTAGGATATGGTTGAAGTAAACCAATATCAAAAATATCTGGTTTGTTTTTCTTTAACCATTGTTTAGTTTTCATTACATCATTATAAGTTTCTCCTGGATGCCCAACCATTGTGAATGCCTTAATCCCAATTCCTTTCTCTTTAATCATTTTAACTGCCTTTGTATTTATCTCAGTAGTTGTGCCCTTTCCGATTCTATTTAAAATCTCATTGGACCCTGATTCTACCCCAATACACAACTCAACAAATCCCATATCCGCAAGATAATCCAATGACTTTGGATATTTGACTAGCAAATCAGAGCTAAGAAATCCCCTATGTTTATATTTATTTCCTATCAATCCATTTATCTTCTTAAGCCTATTTGGGTTTATATTAAGTTCATCATCGAACCACATAAATGCGTCGTATCCCAAAATATTAAGATATTCCATTTCGTTTTTGACTAATTCTGGGGAATTTTGCCTTGATTTTCTGTATTCGTCTATTGTCCTGCCAGCACAGAAATTGCATTTAAATGGGCATCCTCTTTGTGTCAAAATAGTGGTAGCCTTTTTATTATTTAATTCATAATAATACGAATCTATATCATAAAAATCCCTGGAGGGTATGCCTATTGCATTTGAATCAATCATTTGGGACTGCCTAAATTTTGGACCTTCCTTAAACATTTCTCTGAATCCTGTTTCGCCATCTCCTGCAATTATTATATCAAATTCTGATAACGTTTTTAAATTGTGGTCCCTTATTCTCCTCTTTTTTAGAGAGAACATTGCTGTGGCATGTGGGCCCCCGATTGCTACTTTTTTATTGTATTTCTGCTTGATTGTATGCATTATTTTATATGCGTACTGAAATTGTGAGCTTGTGCTAGTTATTCCAAAAATATCAAAGTTATCAATTTGTTTATTTACTTCCTCCAAATAATCTTTTCTTCCAGATAAATCCATTACTTTTACTGGTTGTCCAGACATTTGCATTGCTGTGGCTACATAAAGCAGTCCCAAATAAGGAAATACTCTTTCATCCAGTAAGAATGGGCTTGGAGGATTAATCAGACAAACTCTTTCCATTTTTTCCTGAAATACTTTGCGTTCCTTTGTTTAATTTGCTCAACATCATTTGAATCATTTGTATGGGCTGTTTGCCTGTGGTGGTGCACCCAATAATCCATTAAAATGATTTTTAGTCCGTTCAGTCTAACCCTAAATGAATAATCTATATCCTCTCCGTTTCCAGGACAAAACTTCTCATCAAAAATTCCCACCTTTTTAAGTGTATGAAGTGGAATATACACACACCAAGTGCCTATCCATCTAAATTTGTCTAAATAAGATGGACCTGATTCTCCTCCACCATTTATTGAACTGATTAATCCAACATCTGGCAAAGCCAAATTACTCATTGACTTCAACCAGTCTTGTTTGTATAACTTAGGAAAAATAACATCAGAGTGTGTCATAAACAAGTCGTGCTTATTTTTTAGGGCATATTTAAGCAATCTGTTATATGCTTTAATTGAATCTTCCTTCTTTGTGTGGATTACTTGGATTCCTGGTGTTTTGTCGCAATATTCAGAAGTCCCATCAGTTGAACCTGAGTCTATTATGACTATCTTCTCATAAAAATTGGTTGATTCTTTGATACTTTTAATTGTTTCCTTCAAACTCTCTAAGTCATTATGCACATTAATTCCTATTATTACGGACATATTTTATTGCCTCCTTTATTCCATCTTTTATATTTATTTTTGGTTCAAAATCCCAATTTAATTTCATTACACGTGAATCTGGTTTTTTTGGTTTTCCCAATATTAATTTTTTTCCTGACTCCTTGGCGATTATTCTTGCCACATCCACAATCTTTGTTTCTTTGCCACTTCCTATTGGTGTCCATTGTTTTGGCATTCTTTCCATAGTCAATATCATCGCTCTGGCTACATCCTTTGAATTTATGAAATCTCTAACAGATTCTCCATCATCCCATAACTCAATATCTTTGTCTTCAATTACTGCTCTTTTAATCAAATCGCTTACGACCATTAGTCCATCCCTGTCAAAGTTCTCGTATCTTCCATAGACACTGCTCGGTCTCACCACACAATACTTTGTTCCATTTGGATATTGAATTCTCATTGCTTCAATTAATGTTTCGGCTGTTTGTTTAGCTGTCGCAGGAAATTTATCTGTATGCATATTCAAGAGTGCTATTGATGAGGTATAAAGGAACTTCTTTACCTTATATTTTTGGGCTGCTATAATCATATTTGTATCGCATTGTAGCATTGGTGCCATGAAATCTACTGGTTTTTCTTTAGTCATTCTGGGTGAACCCTTAACGCCAACCAAATGGAAAATGTAATCCGGTCTGTAATTCTCAATCATTAATTGGCATAAATGTTTATATGTCAAGTCAAATATCGATGAGT